TGTAGATGATCGGCGACGCAGAGTTGTCGATCGCGCCGCCCGTCGCCGTGCCGCCGGTCCACTGCTGCCGTGTGGCCTCGTCCAGGTCGTCGCCGTCCGCCTCGGTGAAGCCGGGCGCGGCGTACGTGTGGGTCGCGAGCGGCGTGGTGTTGCTCGCGGAGAGAGCGCCGTACCAGGCCGTGATCTGCGTGGCGGCGTCGAGCGTGGAGGCGAGCGCGTGATTCAGCCCCTGGTTCACGACGATGTTGTCATCGCGCCGCCAGTCCGTGAGCTGCGCGCGCTCGACCGTGCGTCCCCTGAAGTCACGGACCCGCTTGAAGCGGCGACTCTTGAAGGTGCGTCCCAGGATGGAGCGGAGCGCCTCCACCTCGATCGCCGTGAGATCCCATCTCCTCTGAAGCTCGATCGTCTGCATGGTCCCCCCTCCTGGGTTTCGGGAGCCTGCTCAGGCCCCTCTGGTGCCGCCCGGGAAGCCGGGAACGGCTGTTGCGACGTGGATGCGCTGCGGGTCCTCTTGATCGACGGCTTGGGCAACGACCTCGATCCCGCAGGCGAGAGCGGCGAGCGTGACCCCGTGGGATGCGCGCTCGCGCAGCCCGGGAGCTGTCTCTAGGACCGAGGAAAGCCGGCACCGACGAGTCGCCGGGTCGAACTCCAGGCCGATCTTGATCAGGCTCACGACCACCCTCGCCGGAAATGAAAACGGGCCCCGCGGCTTGGCCGGATTTCTCCAGCCAGCCACGGGGCCCGCATGTCCGGGGTGCCCGTGTTACTCCGGGGCTTTTGCTGCGCTAACGATGCTTGAAGGGACGCCGCTCGACAAGGGTGTAGGTGATGCGGTCGTCACCCGGCGCGGCCCTGCCGTGGAGGCCCAAGTTCTTGAGCATCGCCATCCGGTCCACGATCCACGCGAAGACGTCGCCCTCCCGGCGCGCCTCCGTCGCCGTGTAGGTGACGCTCCCCAGCAGTCCGCTCTCCGGGTCGAAGCTCAGCGCAGGCTCGCCCACCGCGAGCCCGAGTTGCCTGAGCGTGCTCAGCGTGTTGTGGATGAAGCCCGGATCGTCGCGCGGGTGAGGGTCGCGGCGCGGCGAGAGAGCACGCTGGCTCACGCAGCCTCTGCCATGGCCTCGTTCAGGTGAACCAGCCACTGCAATGCATGACTGAACCACGGTACATTTCTACCATGATCAAAGCTTCTGTCGGGCAACGATTTGGGAGACTGGTCGCAGTAGAGCGTGGGCCGTCCCGAGGAAAGCGACCTCGCGCGCGCTGGGTCTGTCTCTGCGACTGCGGGAAAACGATCGAAGTCGCGGCCGAGCGATTGAATAACGGTCAGACGAAGAGCTGCGGCTGCCTTCGCCGAGAGGTGACGAGCGCACGCGCTCGAACACACGGCAGATCGAAGACGAAGGAATACGACGCCTGGCAGCACGCGAAGTCTCGATGCTATAACCCACGTGACGCCCGTTACCCACTCTACGGCGCCCTGGGAATCACCATGTGCGAACAGTGGCGTCACGACTTTCAGGCCTTCCTCGCAGACCTGGGCCCATGTCCGGCGGGCTTCTCGCTTGACCGCATCGATCCTCGCGGAAACTACGAGCCGACAAACTGTCGGTGGGCAGACGACTTTATCCAAAGCAGCAACCGCCGACATGTGACGGAGGTTTTGTGGGACGGCATTCCCTTCGCGCTGAAGGCGCTTGCTCGCCACCTCGATGTCGACTACTACAACCTGAGGCGCGCCATTCAGCGAGGCCTCTCTATCGATGAAGCCGTTCAACGGGAGAGATCTCGCTCTCCTCATGCGAGGCGCCTCGAATATAGGCCGAGCAGCCGATAGAACTCCGGCCACGCGAACCACGACCACGGGTCTTGCTTCCGCCCGGGCGATACTTCGAAGTGGCCGCGGATCCGGTGCAGCGGGATGGAACGCCGCCGGCAGACGTCCGCGACGAGCTCGGCGCCGGCGTCGTACTGCTCCAGCGTGTAGGGCTCGTCGCCTTTCCCGTTGTTCGCGAACGCCACCCCGATCGAGATCGGATTGATCGATCCTTCAATCTCCTCGCCGTGGAACGACGAGACCCCAGCGTGCCACGCCTTCTGAGCTTCGTCGACAAGCTGGTGGACCGTACCGTCGCGGCCGACGAGGTAGTGGTAGGAGACACGCGACGTCGGGTCCTTAAGCCAGGCGAGCGTCCCTGCGTCGGTCTTTCCTGCGTCGCCGTGGATGATCACCATGCTGATCCGATGCTTGCCGCGGTCGCTGTGATGCGGCGTGTCGGCGCGCTCGAGTCTCACGCGCTCAGCTCGCCCGAAAACTTCTTGAGCCCCTGCGCGACCGCGGCGTAGACCGCGAGCACGGCGCCCATCGTGGCGCCGGTCTGCATGTCCGTGGGCAGGAACGTCACGAGCTGAGCGGCGGGTATCGCGGCCACGCCACCGAGGGCGGCGCCGACGATGCGTCGCACGATCTTCTTCCAGACCACCGGCTTCTCTTCGTTCGTCGTCATGCGCTCTCCTTTTTGCTGGTGCCCGGCTCTTTGAGTGCGGGCAGCTCCGGCAGCGTGATGTTCAAGCGCACCAAGTGCCGCTCGAGCATGTCCTGGCGCCGGCGCAATACCGTGCGGTCTTCCTCGCAGTCGTCCACCTTCGCCGCCAGGTCGTCCACGCGCTCGTTGAGCTCGCGATTCTGGCGCTCCAGGCGGTCCAAGATCTTTTCCTGGGCGGCCTCGAACCTGTCGCGCTCTTGCTCGCCACGCGCGGCCAGCCTGTCCCAGAGCGTCGAGTTTCGGGTCAGTAGCCAGATAACCAGAGGCATGGCGAGCCCCGCCCACGGCAACCAATTCACCCGAGCCGCCTCCGCTCCATGAGGTAAACGATTCGCAGCCGTGACCAGACCAGGAGTGAGACGAACCACGCGAACGAAGCGGTAATCGCGAGCAAGTGAGTGGACTGCGAGCCCCAAGCGTCGAGAGCCATCATCCCCCAGAGCGCCAGTGCGATCCAGGCGGCGACGAAGCAGTGCAGCACGGAGCCTCGCTTCCTGAGCTTGGCCGAGATGACTGACGCCAGCCAATGCGTGCCGTGCAGGGTGTAGAGGACGGCCCATCCGTATTCGGGCATGACTTGGGAGAACAACGAGCCGGGTGCTACCGTGGTCCACGAGGGATTGGCGAGCACCGCACCCGTGAGCACTGTCGCGCAACCCATGAGCGTCTCTATCGCGTGCGTGCCCTTGATCGCGAATAGAGACTGGAGCCACACCAGAGCGGCAGCGACGGCGGCCTTCCACTTGACGGGCTGCTCCTCGGACGCGATAGCCAGCAACGCCGCGAAACTCCCGCCGCCGCCTAACATGGGGTCCCCCGGAGCACGGCAGCCCACCCCCTCACGGATGGCTGGTCCCGGCTACTGTCCGCACTCCGGGGGATCACAGCCAGCGCCTGCGATACTCGTGAGACGCGATGCCCTCGGTCACCTCGAGCGTAGGCGCTCCAGGTGGCAACGAGAACCACCAGCCATTTTCAAAGTCGAAATATTCGAGGCCGTCGGACGCTACGTCGTTGGTGTAGAGCGTGACAGTGTGCGCGGCGTGGTCGATCTCGAGGTAGTCGTCCTCGGGCAACGAGATGATGAAAGGCATGTTGCCGATGATCTCGCCCTCACCGTCCCGCGCGATCAGCTCAGGGTCGGTCACTGTTCCACCGACCGCGGTGATCGTGGTCACGCCGAATGAGGGTGCGGACCCCTGCGGTATCTCAACCGGGGGGGCGTCGTCGATGTCTCCGACGGTCGTCGCGTTGACGTCGTACTTCGCGAGGTCGTAGAAGGCGACGTTGAGTATCAGCCCCAGGTCCGAGCCCCTGCCGTCCTCACCCCAACGTCCCCGCCGCATCACAGTCGCACGCGAACCGACGACCTCGCCGTACGCGACCCGCTCCGCGTCCACGAGACGCCAAGCGATGATTCCCTGCAGGAAGGTGTTCAGGTCGTCCAGGCGCTCCCGGCGCTGCGCGGGGCTCTCGGCGATCAGCACCCCCTCGAGCGGCCACTGCTGCGCGCGTACACGAGCGAGCGGCGCTGGCACCACGCCGAGCAGGCCATAAGGCGAGACCGTGTCGCGGTCGATGTTCGGCCGGTCCCACCAGCCGTCGAGATTGGTCGGCGCGAAGCCGTACACGGCGTAGAGGTCGACGTCGTTGGCGTAGAGAACAGGAATGCTCATGGCTCCACCGGTAGGCCAACCTCGATGACTCCGTCCTGCGTAGTCCCAGCTGGAATGTTGAAGCCGGGCGCTGGAACGAAGACTGGAGGATCGGTAGAAGCGAGCGCGGTCTGTCGCGCCTCGCCGTCATCGTTCACCGTCACGGACACGTTTACGAACGATCGCTTGGTCACCTTCCGGAGCTGGTCGACGAAGTGTCGAGGCGCGCTGCCCAGCGTTAGCTCGCGCACCCGGCTCCCACGCTGGAGCTTCATTCCCACGATGCGCTGGATCACGTGGCGCACGCCCTGCGAATGCGCGTTCAAGCGGACGACCGACCCGAAAGAAAGCTCGGGCGCGCCCGAGGGCAGGTTGAGTGCCGCGGCTAGGTCCGCTTCGGACGCGCGGTAGGTCGCGGCCCACTGCGCGTGAATCGATGCGAGCGCCTGCCCGTGGTCGATCAGGTCGTCGGCGGCCGAGCCGTTGACGAATGGCAGGGAGGCCTCGACCGCGCGGTGCAACTGTAGGAATCGCACCCAAACCCATGGATGCGACTGGAGCGCTGTGGTGGTATTGAACGGCCAGCGGAACTGGATTTTCAGGGAAGCAGAAGACGGCAGATCGTAACCGAGACGCAGCGTCTGCGTGAAGATCGACCCCGCCGCACCGGGCGACCAGTCGTCCGCATTGGCCCCCACCAATTCAGTGCCGCCCGAGTTGGCTATGATGATACGCGGGGGACGATGGGCTCCCGCTGTCGTCCAACCCGAGGCGCCTTGCTGCGCCATGCCGACTATGTCGACGGTCGCCCACAACTTGTTGACGCCGCTCTCGAAATAAGGGACCCAAACGTCCTGCGAGATAAAGGGCGCCAGCGACTGGCCGATCAGGTAGGACGACGGGTGACTTATTACGTAGCCGGTACCCATGCCGAGCTCGGCGACGCGAATCGTCACGGCCGCATTATCTGCCGCGCTCGTCGCTGTCAGGAGAATCAGCGTGGCAGTGCCGCCGCCGTCGACGGTGGCGCCCTCGATGACCCATGCACGGGCGAACCCGGTCGGCTCGACGATGCTCCCGGGTGGAATGAAAGTGCCCGGCACCAATCCGTCGACAACAAACGTGCGTGTCGCGGTGTGCGTGCCATTCGCGAGCGCGGACAAGGTCGCCGCATTGTGCCGGAGCGACCGCAGCGGCGCGGCCATGCCCGCATTGGCGGGAAGCCGCGTCCAATAGCGGGCGTCCCTGTCCTGCTGGCGCCAGATCGCCGCATGGTCGTTATCGCTGCCGCTGCGCGCCGTCGCGATCGTGACCGTGACCGTCCCCCCGCCGCCAACCGTCGCGTCCGCGGTAATGCGATCGAAACCGTCGGTTCCTGGGTCCTGGCCCTGTAGGACGTCGTTCGCCTTGATCTCGAGGCCCGGGGGCAAGTTCTTCAGATTGATGGACGTCGCGCCGGCGTGGTTTCCGTCCATCGCACCCGCCACTACCTGCGTCGGCGCATCGTCGCCGAATTTCTGCAGGTCGGGGTTCCGCGCGAAGTTGCGGTAGCCGAGGTAGGGAAGCTCGACAGTGCCCTGCACGACCCCACGCGCCTCCTGGATGCCGATCGGGTCCGGGATCTCGGTGATTCCGGTGCCGTCTGCGTCCGCGACGATGCGCAGATGATCGCCGACCGCGAACGCCGCGCCGCCACCCGTCTCGAGGTCGATCGTCCGGTGCGCCGTGGTGGACTCGATCTTCCAACATGAGCCGTCCGGCGCCTGGGCATACTGCCCGGGATAGACAATGTCGCCGTCGATCAGAACGTCGGCCCACTGGCCGTCCGAATTCACCGGCCCCTGATTCGTGTCGTCTTCGCGCTTGTGCCGCCCGACCGTGAGCACGTCGCCGGCGATCGCGATAACGGGGAAGGTCGCCTCACTGATCGTCGCGCGCTGCTCTTCGCCGGGTGGCAGATCGCCAACCGGGCGGATCGTGTTGCGCATCTGACTGCGATCGAACGACTGGATCAGGCGGAAGAGGTTCCGGCCCTCGGACAGCCAGAATTCGGGAGCCCCCGCCTGCACGAAGCTCTCGAGGATGTCGATCAGATACCTGCGCTCATAGGTGTCACGCCGCAGCCGGGCCACGCCCAGGACCTTGTCGCGGAGCGTGGTGGTGAGCCCCCACACGGTCAGGTTATCGAACGCGAACGTCAGGGTCTTGTCTGGGAAGTCGTTCTCGCCGATGCCGATCCAGCCATCAACGCCGCGGCGCTCGAGGTGCTGCTGGCTGTAGGTGTACTGGAAATTCTCGATGCGGCCGTTCACGCCGCGCTGGTTCGACATCGGCACACTGCCGGGTGCGGGCACGTGCTCGATAATCCCCAGGTCGGGTAGGATCCGGTGGAGCGGTTCACAATGGACGGTAGCGGTGGAGTCTCCGAGCGCGTCCTGTTTCCGCGCGACCAGCCACTCCGTGACCTCACCGTCGATCCAGACCCAGAGCACGCGGCGCGGTTGAACGTGCCCCAGCCAGGCAGCCTCCACGGGCGCAGTGACCACAAGCTCGTCGGTGCCGTCCTCGGCGAGATTCATCTCGACCGAGATGACGGAGGCGACCGCAACGACGGGCCCGGAGAACGGGGCGAAGAGCGGCCCCGACAACATCATGATGCGCCAGTTCATCGCGGCGCGAGACTCATGTCACCGATGCCGAGTTGCAAGCGCTGGGAAGCGAGCCTGTCGAGCTCCGTGTCCATGAACTGAACCGAGCCCGAGCCAGCCGCGGTCGCGGTGGAGCCGCCGCCCGTAGTCACGTTGATGACCGGGGACCAGTCTTTGCTGATCAAGACGGCGAGCTGCTCGCGAGCCACCTCGAGCAAGCTGGTGAGTACGCCAGTCTCCTCTTTGATCGCGACCACCGCCGCCTCGGTCTGTTGCGCCGTGGCCTCCGCCGCCTCGGTCATCTCGTCCGGCCACTCCAGGTCCCTCAGCTCGTCTCGTGCATCGCCCATGGCGCGCGCGGCATCGCCCATCGCATCGGCGGAATTGAGCAGATTCTCGCCCGCCTTGATGATGCCCTCGCCGCTTACGAAGGGGAGCGCGTCGATCAGCTTTCCGATGGTACGGACTACGTTGCCAATCACGAGCAGGAACCCCTGCGCGACCCGGTAGACGACCTCGCCGGCGAAGGTGAACGCAACTCCGATCAGCTTGATCACGGGGAACAAGAGTTTCAGCACCGGCAGGAGTCCGGCAGCGAGCGCCTTCGCCAAGACCACCACAATCGGCTCGACCGCCTTGATAGCTGGCTCGAGCTCCTTGAACACGCGTGAGAGCGTGTCGGCGGCCAGCCCCATCGGAGAGAACTTCAGGAACACGTCGAGTAGCCCACCGCCGAAGCTTCTGAGCCCCGACGTCACCGTGGAGCCGACGCCGGACAGGCCGTCGAGCACGCGATCGAACGTAGACACGGTCGGCGTAACCGTCTCGAAGGCCGAGGTCAGCGCCGGCATCTCGACGTGCAGCCTCGCTGCATCGGCCGTGACCTGCTGAAACGCGGCAGCCGCGTTCCGAGCCGGCAGCGGAACCAGGCCCACGACCTGCGCCATGAGCAGCGCCTGTTCGGCGGCCGCCTTCTCGGCGGCCTCGAGTGCACGCTGTTGGTCCGCCAGTCTTTGTGCAGTCTCCAGGTTCTTCCCGAGGTTGGTCGTGAAATCCGCAGTGACCGCAGTCGCGAGTTCCGTACGGAACGCGAGCGCGGTGAAGGTGCGCGACGCTTCCTCGCCACCGCGGATCACCGCCGCGTAGAGCTGTTCGGCGTCGAGCGTGACGTTGAAGTCCATCGCCCGCAGCGCCTTCGGGTTCACGATGTTAGCGAAGGCGGCGTTCGTGGTGGCCACGGCTTTCTGCGCCGCGCCCGCCATTACAACGTCGAGCCGGCCGAACTCCCCCTGCACGGCTTCGATCAGGTCGGGAACAATCGAGTGCCCGACGATCTCATCGAACATGTCCTGGAAGAAACCGACGACGATCTCGGTCCCCTCCTTCACGCGATTGAAGATGTCCACCAACCGCATGAACTGAGTGCCGACAGCTTCAGCCAGCCGCTTCGCCTCGAAGCTGATCACGTTCCAGTTTTCGGTAATCGCCACACCGGCCGCGACTATAGAGCCGAACGCCACGACCGCGAGTGCGACGACCGGGTTGAGCGCGGTAATGAGAGCGATCAGCTTGCCGCCGACGATCAGGATGGGACCGATGGCCCCGGCTAGCCCGGCCGCGATGGTCAGGAATTCACGCGTCGCCGGCGTCAGGTTGTTCCAGCCGTCCACCAGGTCCCCTACGAAGTCGACCGTCTTCACCAGTGCGGGCACGAGGTGCTCGGTCGCAACATTGGCGAGCTGCGTGAGGGTGGGGATCAGCGCAATTCCGACCTGGGAGGCGGACGCGCTCAGCACCGCCTTGAGCGTTTCCCATTGTTTCCTGAAGGCGTCGGCCGACTCGATACCCTCTTCAGACAACACCAGCCCGAGCTCGTGAGCCTCCGCGCGCGCAGCCTCCATGCCGTCAGCTCCGAGGCTCAGCACCGGAGCCAGGTCCGCCCAGGATCTGCCGAAGATGTCGGCGGCGATCGTGTTCCGGGCGGTCGTGTCTTCCATGCCCTGCAGCCCGGCGATAATCTCGGGCAGTAGGTCGTCCATCGAGCGCAAGCCGCCGGTCGCCGAGTCCGTCAGGGTCACGCCCAGCTCGGTCATGGCGCCGCTGAGTTGCTTCGTCTGCTCTCCCGACCCCTGAAGCGCTGTCGTCAGCTTGATTGCCGCATTCGCCAGCGTGTCGGCAGGCACGCCGGCGGTCAGCGCGACGTGACGGAATTCCTGGAGCGTGGTGGTGGAGAGGCCCGTCTGATCGACCAGGTCGAGCAGCTCGTCGGCCAGCGAGCCGACCTTGATCGCAGTAGCCAGCGCCGCAGCGCCCACAGCCAGCAGCGGAGCCGTGAGGCCCGCGGTCAATTGCCCGCCGATCTCCGTCATGCTGTCGCCGATCTTCCCGATCGACTTCGCGGCGTCCGCCAGCCCAGACTCGAGGGCTGCGGTGTCGACGCCAATCTTGACCAGCAGCTCAGCGACTACCGCCACCTATCTCCTCCGTCGACGTCGGCCGGTACGCGAGAACTTGAGAGCCTGGCGCTTGCGTTCCTCGCCTTCCTCCACCAGAAGCGCTAGACGCTCGCTGTACTCAAAGCTGGAGAGCCGTCCTCCGAGTTCTTCGACGGTGCAGTGGAGATCTCGGGCGATACGGTGGAGGACTTTCCGTTCACCCGTGACTCGTTTTTTTCCGCCGCCTTCTGTAGGAGCTTGTCGAGTCCACAGACCCGCATGGCGACCAGCCCCAGCGCTTCGAAGGCGTCCGACTCCATCCCACTCCCGACCTCGTCCGGGTTGGCCGGGTCGAACACCAGCGCCCCGCTCTCCGGGTCGCGGACCGTCACCGCGAGCAGGTAGTTCTGCGCCCTGACGGCCGCGAGCATCTTGACAACCGGATCCTCCAAGGCGGCGGCGGCGGCCGTAAGGCGCAGAACCTCCATGCGCTCGCCCACCCGGCAGGTGCGCACCTCCACCTGCCCGATCCCCGCGAGCTCCACCAGCTCCCGGTCGCCAGAGTTGAGCAGCTTCGCTTTGAGATCGCTCACGACTCCGGCACCTCCTCGAGCGTGCCGACGATCCCACGCGCCGTGAACGACACCAGCACCCAGTCGCCGTCGCGCTCCGCGCTGTCCGAGTACGAGGTGACGTTCACCTTCTGCTGATAGCCGTTCGTGCCGTCGTGCAGGACCTGGATCCAGCACGGCACGCCGTTGTCGCGCGAGTTCTTGAGCACGTTCTGCCCGTTGGTGTCGGCCACGTTGTAGAGGCCGTCGATCGAATACTCGTCGGTGTTCTCGCCCCCGCGCGTGTGGGGCGACTCCTCGCCGAACACGAAGGTCTCGGACGGATCCTCCGCCCCGTGGTCGGCCGAGTAGCCCGTCACGTCCACGATGTTTGCGAACGAGCCGGGGTTTCCGCCGCTGTCCGCGGCCACCTTGACCAGCGTGAGTGCCGGATTGATCGGAGTGCCCATCGGTTATCTCTCCTGGGGGTTGTGGGATGCTGCGTCCCCGAAGGTCGGGGGCACCTTTCTTTCGGGGGTCAGCTCTTCGCTCTCGACGCGTGCCTGTTCGGTCCCAGCCAACTGCGCGATCAGGCGCTCGACGGTGAGGCGTGCGGCGTGTGCGGAGGCCTCGACGTTCACGAGCTGCGCGTGGATGACTTCGAGATCGCTCATGTGCTCTTCCTCAACTCGATGCGCCCGCGCCAGACCTTCCGCTCTAGCTCGCCCCATGGATTCACCGCCACCCGCCCTCTGTCGTCGACCGATATGCACTCGTATTCGCCCGTCTCGTCATCAGCCCAGGTCACGTTGAGGAGCTGCAAGCCGCTCTCGCGGTCGAACACTTCGTACAGAGGACCGTCCGGGTCGGTGGCGCGGATTCTCATGCCGCCCTCGCGAGGATGCGGTAACGGCGTGGCGCGTGGCGCGTGCCGTCCTCTTCGATCACCACGGTCAGGAACTCGGGGCGGCAGGATGCAGTGCCCCAGTCCTCGAGCGTGAGGGGCGACGCGAGCGCTGCGTCCATAGCGGCGACGATCTCGACCACTTCCCGGCGATTGTTCTCCGGCGACTTGCTGAACACGTGGCACGTGAGCGTGTCGGCGACGCCGACCTGGGCAAACGCATTCTGCGGCTCTTCGACGCTCTCGCCGACGACGATGTACGGCTTCGGGGCTCCCTCCGGGGCGCGGCCGTCGTAGATCCGGCTCGAGACGAGCGACGTCACACCCGCCGTCGCCTTGAGCCGCGCGACGAGCGCCGCCTGGATAGACCAAACGGCCGAGCTCATCGGGTGCGCCGATCCCGCTTGACTCTCGTGCGCACCTTGAGCGGGATGTCCGCGACGATCTTGCGCAGGTCTTTTCTGAGCGGCTTCAGGTTTTCGACGAAGGCGGGAAAGAGGTACGGTTGCGCCGCGGTGTCCTCGGTTCCCCACTCGACATGCGCCGCGTAGAGAACTCCCCGAGACCCCGCTTCCGCCGTGAGCCCGTCACCTGAGATCACGTCGTCGATGCTCGCGATCAGGTCGCCTTCGTCACGTGGGGCACGCTCGCGCGCGCTCAGCACAATCCCGCGGGAGCCATGAGCCACCGCTTCCCGGAACTCGTCGCGCACGTCGCGGGGCAGCTCCGCGAGCGCTTCCTGCAGGGCGATCGAGCCCTCGACGGACAGGGTTTTCTTAGCCATCGGAGGCGTCGCGGATCTCGTCGGCGAGGATCTCGAGCTCGCGGTGGCGCTCTTCCGGATCCACCACGCTGCGCACGTCGAAGGTGCGGCCGGCGTAGATGACGCGGCTGGCGCCCGTCAGGACCCTGAAGTAGCGGGTCGTGAACCGGTGCGGGCGCTCCATTCCGACCTGCATCGCGCTTACCTGCTCGCGGCCCTCGAGCTGCTCGACCTTCGCGGGCACGTTGTGGACGTCACGCGGCGTCTCGGTCCAGCCACCTCCCGCCGCCTCGGTGCGCTCGATCGTGCGCACCGTGACGCGCCGATTGAATTCGCCCGCGCCCCTCATACGGCCGCCCGCGTATGAGCGCGGAGCAGCGCGCGGACGGCGATCTCGACCTCGGCGGAGGTGGAGCCGACCACCACGGCCTCGCGGTTCAGGTACCAATGGGCGACCAGCATCCGAACCGCTTGCTTGATGTCCTCGGGTGCGGCCCAGACGGTGCGGTCGGTCGCGTCGACCTGGAATCCCGCGTTGTAGGTCGCGCGGAAACGGGAGGCGATGGGCGGCGTGCCGAAATAGATATGCGGGCCGTCGACCCAGAAGCCGTCCGACGCGATCTCGCTCCAGGCACCGCCATCCCACTGCTCGAGCAGGATGACGCCGATCGGCTCGTTCCTGAGCGGCAACACTCCGCCGTGCCAGTGGAGAACCTCGGTGATCTCGACGGGCTCATCGTAGTCGTCGCCCGTCGTGGACGGCCCGAGATACTGGCCGGTGACCTCCTGGCAGTGGGCGACCGCGGCGCGCTCGAGCGATGCGAGGCGGTCGCGCTCTGCCTGGGTCAGCGGCTCCGGCCCGGCGTTGAGCCAGTCGGTGAGGTCGGCGATGCTGATCATCCGGCCGCCTCCCGGAGCAGCGTCGTCGAGATTCCCGGAGTGTAGGGGAGGCGTACGAATTCGATACCAAGCCGCTCGAGCGTCGCGTGCCCGACCTTGAGCCGCGCCCAGTCGTCGCCGTGCACGAGAGCGTGCGGCCGGAAGCGCTCGAGCAGCGGGGTCGGATCCGTGGTCGGCTGCAGCTCCACCACATCCACGAACGGGAGCCGAGCGATCGCCTGAAGGCGCACCCGCTCGCTCTGTACCGGCTTCCGGCCTTTGTAGGCGGCCGTCCCTTCGTCCGAGACGACCCCGACGACCAGGACATCGCCGTACTTCTTGGCGCGCCAAAGAATGTTGATATGGCCCTGATGGCAAAGGTCGAACACACCAGGGACAAAGATGATTATGGGCAGATCGGGGACGAAGGAAGGGCGGCCCATTATCTGCCCCCCGTTCGCTTGCGGCGGTTGATCTTGAAGGGTCGCCGGTTGGCGTTTTGTTGCGACAGGGTCGCCCAACGGCAGTTGCATGGCTCGTAGTTGCCGTCGTTGTCGATGCGGTCCAGTGTCATCCCCGGGGGGCACGGACCCATGTCAGCGAAGAAATCAGCGAAGCTTTCGGCCCACCGCTGACACATGACGATGCCGCGGCCGGCGTAGCTTCTCCGATCTTTGCTCTTTGGGTTGGTACAGCGCTGCTTCGCACCCGTCCAGCTGTGGTACTCACGCGACTCCGCGCCAACACTCGACCTCGCGTGACCGTGGATCCGACGGCGGCTGGAGATTTCCCGTCGCATCGCGTCAGTCTTGCAGCCGCAACTACGAGACGTTCCGCCACGAAGGTCCCCGGCCCAGACCGACCGCTCGGTGCCACAGTCGCAACGGCAAAGCCAGGTTGTGGGCGGGCTGCCCTTCGAGGACCGCCGCGTCAGGTTCCGAATTACTTTCCAGCGACCGAAGGTCTGGCCCGTAAGATCCATGAAGACGCCCATCATGCTGGCCGCTGGCAAAGGAAGCGCTCTTCGACCCATTCCTTCTTGGGGCCGAACTTCCCGAGCTCCTGGTGCACGATCTTCAGCCCTGCGCCAGCGATCAGCGTCATCCACATGCGCGCGCGCATGACCGACCAGTGCCCGAACTTTCGACAGAACTTGTCGCACGGGCGCGGAACCGCGACGTAGAGAAAGCCGCCAGGCTTGAGCGCCCGACGGATCAGGGTCAGCACTAGGAGCGGGAACGGGCTGTGCTCGAGCACGTGCATGGCCAGCACCGCATCGAACTCCTCGCGGTAGTTGATCGTGTGCATGTCGTTCTCGGGCAGGTTGTGCGTCACGATCTCGAAGAGGCTGAGGTGCACGTGGTAGAACTCCTCGCCACCGACGTCCAGCAGCCGACCGCCCGCGGGCAGCCGCTCGGTCAGTAGCGCGGCGGCGCGCTTCTTCGCCGCGACCTTCTCGGGCTTCTGGGTGTGGTCGTAGCGGAACTGCACGGCGCGCGTGACCCCGAACACCTGGTCCACGATCTCCCTCTCGAGCTCGATCATGGCCGAGGGATCCCGTCGTTGTTGGCCGCGATCGGCGTCCGCCACCTGGGGCCGTAGCGCATCTCGAGGAACGCCTCGGGGTCGCGCGGCGCCGGGAGCTTCATGCCCTCCCACTCGACAGTAGTGAGCGGGAAGAGCATCGACTTCGGGAACTCTTTCCCCTTGAACCGATCGACGGTCGCGTACACCTCACGGTAGAGGACCCCGTTAGCGCGCTCCCTCCAGAAGAACAGGTCGACATTAGTGGTGTTCAGCGTGCTCAGCCGAGCCTTGAGCGAGCACCGCCGCTGGTTCATGTGAAGATGGAAGCAGCGATTGCCTAGCCACGCGCGGAACTTCCGACTGGCGGCGTCCCAGGACTCGAACAGAACACCGACGTCCCCGTCCTTGTCGTGGGGAACGATGCCGGGGGCTGGGCCCGAGGTCTCGCGACCTTCCTGGCGCAGCCACGGGTAGTCCGACCACGAAGTCATCGGATTGCGCACCGCACCGAGCAGCGTGCCGTAGTCCGCCCACCAGACGGCACCGATGTGGTTCAGGAATTCGGCGGTTGTCTGCATGAGCGCGCGCACGTGCGCACGGCAGCATTCGCGGAGCTCGCTGTTGTAGTCGCGCGCATCGGCACAGCGACCGGTCGCCTTCGTGCATGGCCGAAAGCTCGTAGCACGCTTCGGTGGCATCGGGGCCCTCACCGAAGATCCTTCCCGTCGCGGCCGCGCTTCACGATGAGGGTCCAGGCCTTATTGCCCTCGCCCGGCTTGTCCGACGTCGATTCGTTGCAGTGCCAAAGGGAGCCCGCGTGCGTGGCGGTGTGGCCAGGGAGGTACGCCTCTCCCTCTCGGTAGATGCCCCGGTAAAGCAGGATGGGTAGAGCAGCGAAGTGCGCGGCGAGCTGCTTCTTCACTTCCGCCTCGAGGCGATCATCGACCGCCTTGCCGGCGACAGCGCGCACTTCGTCTACCGAGGCGATCCCATCCTTCCCGTCGCGCCCATCGCGGCCGTCTTTGCCAGCTTCCCCTTTTTCTCCCCGCTCGCCGCGCGCGCCCGGCTCGCCCCTTTCGCCCGTCGGCCCCGGTTCCCCGTCACGTCCAGCGAGGCCGGGATCTCCCGGGTCACCCTTCTCACCCCTGGAGCCTTGAGAACCGGGCTCGCCCCTTTCGCCAGCAGGACCGGCCGGCCCGGGCTGGCCATCTCGACCGGCCGGCCCGGCTGGGCCCGCAGGAATCGCTTTGATACGCTGCTCGAGCTCGGCGAGCTGGCGTAGAAGCACCTCGTCATCGGCCTTCGCGCTGTCCTCGGCGACCTTGACGCGCTCTCGAACCTTCTGGGCCAGCGCCTCCACCAGCTCCACGTCGGTCATGCGGCCCTCGGCAGCGAAGCGTGGCTGGGAGCAATCGCTTTCTCGAACAGGGCAACGAGGGCCCGCCGACTTGATTCAGGAGTCGGCTGCGGCGGCGGAGTCGCGGGCGCGGCAGTCGCTGGTGTCGCCCGACGGTCACCGGGGCTATTCGGCGGAGGCGCGTTCTTGTCGCGCTCGTCGAGCGCCGCCAGCGAGTAGTTCTGCTGCTGCAGATACGGAGTAGCGCCGCCCTTCACGGGCTTGAGGTCGATCTTTCGGCGAGCTTCGTTGGGGGCCACCACGCCCGAACCCACACCTTTCGAGAGCGCGTCGAGCTGACTGGCCATGTCCATGCGAAGGAGGCCGTCCAGGTCGAGCTCGACCCCGAGGACCTTTCCCTCTTTCGGACTGCCCACGCCGATCCCGAGCCCCTCGTCCATGCACAGCTCGAACTGCTCGATGTGGCTCTGGAGGCAGTCCGAGTAGTAGACCTGGTTGGCGATCGCCGGCGTGGTGTAGGCTGGCTGAGATCCGACGTGCACCTTCCACGGTGGGACGTGGAACGCGGCGCAGACCGTTTCGGCCGTGTGCTTCGCCTGCTCGATCATCTGCGAATCGACGGCGGTCATTCGCATCGCCTCGAACTTCATGCCATCGCCGAGAACGGCAACGCGGCCCGCATTCTCCCCTGAGAATTGGCTGTTCCAGAGCTCGGAGAGCTCCTTCGACTTGGCCGGCGTGATCGCCGAGGGCGAGCTCAGGATTCCGCTTGGGTTGGAACCGCTCGCGAAGAAGTTGGCCGAGTTCGCCTGGATCTTCTGGCCCACGGACGCAGCGGGCCCCGCGGAGTAGAGCGGCGAGACACCGACGAGCGGATGGAAGATGCAGTTCATTCGGTCGTGGATGATCTCGCTCGCCGGCACTGCGACCCCCTCGACTCCCGTCAGGTCATCCTGCCGCAGGTCGTAGTAGATGCCGCCGTCCGAGGCGATGAGGACGGTGACCTTCTGGGGATCCAGCAGATACAGCCGCTTAACCACGCCACGCTCGTCACGCTCCTTGAGCACATAAGCGTTGCCGCGGAGCAGCTTGGACATGACCCACCACTCGATGAACTGGATGCGGTTCTGGAAGTGGTTGGGCTTTCTCAGCACCGGAGAGAACGCAGGGCTCTCCACCTCGGTCCAGATCCCGTTGGCATCCTGCTCCATCAACTTGGGACGCAGCTTGCCGATGTCGTTCGCGATCAGGGTAATGCAGGCGTAGACGGCGTGGTGGGCGAGGACGGTGTCCAGCCTCCACTCCTGGTTGCGCTGCCACGCGCCAGCGAACGGCTCGCGCACGAGTGGCCACCAGCCGCGGCTCGACGGGACTGGTGAAGCTGAGGGTGGCGCGGCCTTGCGCCGTACCTGGACCTCGAACCCGAGGAAGTTCACGAACTCTGCTCGCCCAAGAGCTCGAGCACGTCAGGCTTCGTGAAAGATCCGTCCCTGCCGGATCCCCTACGGCCGCGGAAGCGCTCGGGCGGGATACCCGCGGCGAGCTCGGCAGCGGCCGGAGAGGCGAACGTTGGCGCGGCCGACACCGGGCGACCCGCCTCGAGGGCGGTCGTTTGATAGCTCCAGCTCCCAAGCCTGACCAAGATCTTCGCGTCACGCTCCGGGACGGAGCGGATTCGCGACGGGTCTTTCTTGGATACGATGGTGACCTTTGCCAATCGACCTCGCTTTACATCTCAAGCGGGGGCCGGGCCTGGCCGACCCGGTCCCCCGCTTGGCTTTGTGCCTTCAGGAAGCCGGAACCGTTAGGAGGCCGCGCCCCACTCCACGTTCTCGAGGAGCGAGACCGAGCTGTCACGACGCCGAGCCCAGTTGATGATCCGCTCGGCGCGGAACCCGACCGAGTTGGTCTGCCAGAGCGAGACGAGCGAGGTGCCCGCGCCGGTCGTCGCGTTCTGGGTCTGGGGGTCGTCGTCCATCTGGAGCGACGCCTCGCGGCTCACGTCCACCGCGACACCGCCCTCGTCCCCGAGGTAGATGTCGGACGCGTTCAGCAGGACCACGATGTCACCGTAGTCGTCGGTGACCACGTACTCCGAGACGATGATCGGCAGGCCTTCGAGCGAACCGCCGCGGATCGTGACGTCGCTGAATTCCTTCTGGCCGAGCGCGTTGCGCATCAGACCGAGCGCGAGAGCGCGCGTGGCCGACATGACCAGCACGCCCGTGGTCGGCGGGTTGCTCGCGGCGATGAAGCCCGCGAAAAGGGCCTGGATGTCTGCACGCACGGCTTCGGCGTCCGTCCCCGAGGAAGGGATCGGTGTGATGCCGTTGGTGATCGACGCCGGCGAGACGCCGGCCACGGCGTCCTTGCCCGGGTCGATGAAGTCGATGTCGAGACGCTCGCGCAGCGCGGCCGCGAGCGAGTCGCGCACGATCGGCTCTGCCGAGGGGCTCGAGCTCGCGAGCAGCTCCTCGGTGGTGACCGCGATGTTTGCGACCTTGAGAGGCTCCAGCGTGGTACGGCCGAACGCGAACTTGGTCAGAGGCTTGGGCTTGCCCTCCCCCACCCAGTAGCCGTCGCCCCCGTCCGTCTGGCCGACCAGCGGAGTACGGAACGGGACGGGACGGAGGGAGGGGATTCCGTTGGTCCCGAACTTCCCGAGGATCGTCTGGGGACGCAGGAACTCCACGAAGTCGGCGAACACGCCGGTTTCCTCGCCCACCAGGTTCGCAGCCCAGTTGCCGGAGATCGTCGTGCCGGCCTGGACGGCGGCCTTCTGCACCAGCGCGTCATCCGGGTACATCGAGCGCGCGACGATCTCGACGTCGCGGTGGTTCCTGTACGCGACCCACATGGCCTTCACGACGCGCGCGAAGCGGATCCCCTTCTCGGGCTCGTTCGCGGCGCGCACGATCACGGACGGCCGTGCGGGAGGATCGGCCTGACCGGGAAGCTTCGTCGGCGGAACGGACTGAGCCTTCTGCAGGTTCAGCTTCTCCATGTCGCCGAGATCCTTGAGCTCACGGTCGATGCTCGTGATCTCGTCACGCAGCGTGTCGAAATCCTCCTGCTCTGCGGCGTCCTTGGTGCGACCTTCGTTGCCGGCCTTCTCTTGGATTTCCAGCATGCGGGCTGCCTTCGCCTGGCGCGTGGCCTCGAAGGCGGTGATGCGCTCTCTCACGTTCACGGTGCCCTCCTGGGGCTTCGGGGTGATCAGTTTGACGGTGCCCGAAGCGCCGGGCCGGGTCCCACGAGATCCGCCGAGCTGGCCGGACGCGGCACGCTGCTCGGTATCGATCGAACGGACCACCGAGATGGTCGCGTCCGCATTCGCTGAGATCGTGACGGCGGAAAGCTCCAACCAGTCCCACACTGTGAACCGCTGGCCCCAACTGCCCTGGATGTCCGCCGCCTCGATCGGCTTGAATCCGATAGAAAGGCCGCGAACCAGCCCCAGCTTGATCGACTGCCAGGCTTTGTCGAGGAGGTTCTTGAGCTCGCCCGGCTCGTCTGTCTTCGCGATCTGCGCACGGATCGTGATGCCCTCTTCCGTGACCTTCGCGGAGACTACGTGGCCGATTGGGGAGTCGGAGCGGTGCTGCCAGAGGAAGGGAATTGGGAGGCTGAAGCGGGCGCCTTTCGGCTCCACGATGTCGCCCTGCCGGTCGGTGACCGGCGTGGACGCGATGCCTTCGATTACACGTTCTTCATCGTCGACCGCCTTG